TCCGTAATTTGGTTGTAACTTGCATCAAGGCCAACAATTGTGATTGTCGCAGTATCTCCAGCCGCGTTACTGACAAGCTGCATTGTTAGCGCAGAGCTTGGAAAAACATATTCTGTTGTTGCCATATTTTCCCAAACGGTGCGGAAAAGATTGGCTGTTGCTGGAGTTGTTCCATACCCAAAAATGTTTTGAGGAGAATGAAACGTAATTTGATTGCGAGAAACTTGCAGCTCAAATGGCTCATATCTTCCAATACGGGTGATAGATTGATTAACAAGACCAGTCATTTTGATTTTCCTTTTACAGACCTAGCTACGGATGCATTGTCAACTAAGTTTGGATAGGGGCGTCCCGCCGCTCTAGCTTTTGCCTTAGCTGATTCAATTTGTTTACGATTCAGATGCTTTTGTTTAGCATCTTTTGGAGCATCTTTCTCCCAAAAAGGTTTATTTGCCATTTTAGCAGTCCCATTTTCTAAGAGATTTATTAATTCTGCTATTTGGATCGTGGGATGTTTTATTGCCAGTAAGGTGTTTTTTCATACCGGACATCCGCGCACAGAATGACCTACGGCGAGCCGCAGATTCTTCGCTATGTTGTGCTTTTTCGCGGGAAACTGGAGGTTTTAGATTATGGCCCTCTGCTTTTGCAGATGCCCTTCCTTTAGCGTTTAAACCGCCTTCAGGATTTTGACCTTCTTTGCGTGTCCAAGCACCACCCATGTCGCTCTCCAAAAAGTGAAAGGGGGGACTAATCCCCCCCAACTTAATGATGCATTTTCTTCAACGTCTGGGCAAGACGCGCTCTTTTTGCAAGTGTTGGGTTCTTGCTGTGAGCTGCTCTTTCCAACTTGTTGGCGGGAATTTTATTTCCCTCCGGTACGTGAAGCTGCTTGTGTAAGGCTCCAGGGTGTTTAATTGCACCCTGAATCCATTTTATTGACCCGCCATCCGCTTTATGCGGCAAGTCAATCAGCTCCTGATTCAACGTCACGCCCAGCAGGGGACTTAACGTTGTGAGCTGCTGAAAATGGACGCATCTCTGCGCCTACACCGCCCCCGCTTTTACGGGCAGGACGGTCTAGGCGATGCTTGGCCATTTTGCCTTTAGCCATAACGTGCTTTGCAGCACCGCCATGTTTCTTCTTAGACGCTTCTTTGACTACGTTTGAACCTGCGCCAGCATAAACTTCAGAAGGTGTTGCATCGTTTGCAAAGTCACCTTTATTGCGGCCAGATTTTCCTGTGTTACCCTTCATAATACCATTCCTTATGCTTGGGTTACGCCGAACAGACCAGCAACAGTACCAGCGTTTGCAGGAAGAATAAACTGACGAACAGCCAAGCGATTGGATGCATTCGCAGCACTTTGCAAAGCGTAGGTACCACGGACATCGCCCGTAGTTGTTGTGGCCGGAGACGTTGTAACGGCTGCGACAAAGCCCGTAGATGCGGTAATGCCAGCGCTAGCGTAGTTGATTGCAACATCGCTAAAGAAGTCAGCCCGTAACGGGAACCCATAGATGTCTGTAGTACCTACAGAATAGTTGTGGGCATCAGTAAATTGCGGAGTAACACTTGCAATATACTTAAATGCTTTCTTACCATTAACTGTTGATGCGCCAGCAGGAGCCGCAATAACCTCAGACATGGGAACGCCGTAAACGTCATAACCACTAATAAGGATATTACCGCCAGTAGCAGAAGCAGAACCGGTCACGCTAACTGCGCGGGCAACCATAGACTGAGGATTCCACAAATTAATGGTAGCAGCAGAACCAAACGGTTGCGCCAAAGCGCTAACACCGCCGGTCATCTGGCCAGTAATTGTTGCGGAAGCAACAGTTGCATTGCCCGTTACAGTGTATGTACCAGCGCCGCCAGCAGGACCTGTCAACTGTGCAGCTATCTTAGTGCCTGTTGCCACGCCCGTGCCAGAAAGCGTCATGCCAACTGTAACAGTACCCGTGAGGGATGATACAGTCAGAACGTTGCTGGCAACAACACCCGTAAATGACGCAAATCCATCCAGCAACAAAAGACCCGTAACAGTTGCACCAGTGTTAAAATTGATGCAACTGGCGCTTACGGAAACGCCTGTTGATGTAGAATTTGTAGACACCAAAGTCATAGCAGTGCCACTTACAACGTTAGCAGCGGCTGCAATTGCGGCCACGCCTAAGGCGTAAGGGGCATAACCCAGTGTCTGAGCGTCTGAAGTCGAAAATCCAGCAGTGAAACTACCGAAATCTTGACCGGGTTCGTAGTTGAAAGGAAAGCGGGGGTCGATACGACCCGCGCCTCCCCAGAACAAAGATGGACCTAGTTCTGGGTTATAATCGGTAACATTTCCTACGGTATTTTGACCAAAAGAAACGATTGGTCCTGAGAAAGCTGAAATACTCATAATGCTTTCTCCTTACGATGTTGGGAATGAACCGTAGATCGAACGCCAGTTATAATAGCCAAGCGAATAACGTTCGTAACCTTTCACTAACAGATTGTCGGTTGTGAAATCTACTTGCATATCCATCTCAAATGGAATTCTGTCCATGTAGACAAGACCCTTGATATTGGTTAGCAAGAACCAAGCGTAGTTGGAGGTCAGGAAGTCCATGACCATATAGCCTTCTGACAGACCGCCGCCCGTAAAAAGCACTGCGTTGACATCATTGTCACTAGTACCAGGGCGGAGTTGCGTTTTCGTAAGACGAATGGCAACTGGCTCCAGAGACGGAGGAACAATGAGCTTACGCGCACGAGCGAAGATCTTGTTGCCAGCAATATCACGGAAGTTCTGACGGACAGAAACCATGCCGTTAAGCAAAGTAGCTTCGTTCAGATCAACGTCAATTGTTGGCTTGTTGGCAATGGTAGAACCATCAATGGGGTGCGATGTTGAACACAAAGCAACACCGTCACCGCCGATTGCGGCGTTGTAGGTGGTGGCCGTGTTGAACACGTTAGCCGCATAGATTTCTTTGGTCTGGTGAAAAGATTCGGTCAGGCCAAGATTGGTGGGCTTGAATTGAGCCTTGTACAGGTTGTCATCGATGGCTTTACGGGTAATACCGTAACCCAAACCGATTTCGTTATGTTCCTGATTGTAGACATAACGCTCACCTGCACCATTGTCGAACTGAGTGTTGCCACCTTCCGACTTAAGCTGGGCAAGGCCCAGATAGCGCATTTCAGCCGTACGTTCCAACGCCATGTTTGACTTGGTCATTTCAAAGACCTTGTCGTACTGCGAAGGAATCATCGAATACTTGCCTTCAACACCCCGTAAACCGGGGAGCAGAAGGTCACGGATCTGACTAAGATTAATAGCCATGTGAGTCTACTCCTTAGAGGCCAGTTGTTGTACGGAGAGCTTGGTTATTAAACCCAACCAGAACGTTGTTATACGGTGTGGTTGTGTCTGTACCATTTGCACCGGGAGGTGCAGTGATCAAACCAAGAATGCGGAAAGCATAGTTTGTCGAAGAGCTGATGTTTGCCTGATTCACATAAGCAACTGACTGACCGGTGAGGGTCTGAGTTGTGCTAGGCGAAACAGTTGATGCACCGGCAAAATCGATGTTCTTGCCAACGTTTGCTTGAACAACCGCAGCAGAACCGCTGGATTGAACTTTAAACGTAGCTTGAGGATTATCGATGACCCAAGCAGTAATCTGACTTCCAGAAGGAACAGTTGTATTTGCGGGCCAGTAGGGGGACCAAACGTTGCGTCCGGCCGCTGGGCTGTAGTACTCGCAACCAATAAAAATGCCAAGAAGTTGATTGGCACCAGTAGTTGCAACAGTAATATAGCCGCCGGAAAGTGAGACGGGGTCGCCAGTAAAGTAGTTATATGTATCGCCGCTAGCAATCTGATACTGGGATTGGCCCAAAGAACCAACACTACCATTCAGAAACCCAGCAAGACCAAAACCATTCGGCGCGGATGTATTCGCCATAGGTTAACTCCTGTCGGAAGACATTTAACAAAACAGCGCGTTTTGTATGTGTCGATGACAAAAATCCACCACGGCGCGTAGCGGGTTACACTTTCCTGTTTATCACATTTTTATGCACATGCAATAGGGGTGGCCAGAACCACCCCTATTTTCAACAATTAAGCAGTTGGTATCTTAATTGGGCCATAAGATTTGCTAACTTTTTTCGACGTAGCTTCAAACTGGCCCGGTCGATTAATGCCAATTGCCTGTTCTTTATCCCGTACCGCCTGTCGTGCGGTTGACAATTCACGGTCTTTGGCCATGTCGCTGATTTCTTTAGGCCTTTCCATTAAGATCATGCCTTTTCGTTCTATGCAACCACGGTATCCGGCTGGCATCATTTCAGGGTGACGGGCTGCATCTACCGGATCCCAACCGGATTGTGCCATTTCAATCCCGTGTTCTTTATCTTCCGCCCCTGCGACTGTCTTACGTTTCCAATTATAATCCCAACCTTCCGGAATAATTGTGGGGCTAATATAAAATTCGTCGTACATGTCCGGTGCTAGTTTATCCATACGCATACGATTGCGAAGTTCTTCCGCCCGAATGGTGGCTTCGCGCAAGCCACGTGATTGGCCTTCTTGAGCTGGGGTGAAATCTGTTGTCATATCTGTTTCTTCCAATGGATTCATGGGTTTAAGGTTTTTAGGAGGCCGTCCAACTGGTCTAGGTTCGTTCATGTCAGCCTCTTAAATCGCCACGGTTAATGTAAAATAGTTTAGCTTCAGCATATTCCTCATCCGTCATATCCATGTCCCTTGCGTATTCGCGCTCAGATGGACTCAAAAGGACGTTTGTACTGTTTGCTGAACTAAATGATGATTGTTGACTGCGGCTAACTGGCGCAGAAGTAATCCCGCCTTTATTAGCATTTGACCGGCTAGAAGTTGTTGCCTGTGGCTTATTGTACCCCATTTCGCTGTCAATAAACGCAAAATAATCATTTGTATTTGGCGTATAATCTTCCGCCAAAGCCTTATAATGCGCTGCCGTCATCTTATTATTCATCTTTGGATCATTTAAAGTTTCTGGATGAGACTTAATCCAAGCCTGTGATGAAGGGTGTAGGTGTTTAATTTTGTCATCGATTGAGTCGGAAGCAACCGGTTGAATTCTTGGTTGTTCCATTTTTGGTTCTTGGCGAGGTTGCTGAAGCCTTGTTTCAAGCTCATCCTTGCCTTGTTGAAGCGTCATAAGGCGGGCTTCAACTTGAGCCATTTGGCGCTGGGTCTTGGCGGCTTTATGGTAGTCCCCCTCCGACATGGAGTTGGCGTACTCCCGCTCTAAGGCTTCCGCATCACGCTCGTAACTCGCCATAGCATTGACCAAAGCAACGTGCTGAGAGCTTTGAGCTTGATTTTGATATTCATAGACTTCTTGCTCCCGCTGACGAAGCATTTGCTCCGTTTCCATTTTTTGTCTGCGGGCTTCGTCAATTTCACGCCGCTTTTCATCTAGCTGGCGTTGAAGAATATCGGCACCACGTTCTTCTTTAACGGGTTCAAGTTCTTCTTTTTCTACTTTTGCGGGGGCACTCTTGTCCTCGCCTAGGTCAATTTCCGTAGATTGTTCAATAGGCGGCGGAGGTGTCTTTACCTTCACTTCAATGGATTCAAAATCGTTCATGTTATTTCTCTTCAGTTAATGAATGTTCATGGTTTGTTCTATTAGAACACAACATCAGGTGTTTTAATGCTTAGTCGGATTTGAGTGTCTTGGAGCATCCTGCAAAGGACACCATTGACCTCAAGACTCCAGCCATCGGATGTGCGGAACGCAATCCATTCGCCTTCATTAATATTTTGACCACTGAAGGAAGTCTTGTCGTCATCGACAAAAGCAATTGGACCCTTTTTCAGGACCAGCCCCACCTTACCCTGATAATCATCTTCTTTACGGGTGTCATGGTGAAGGATAATGCCGCCCATTGTCTTTTCGGGCCGTTTATATACCCCAACTAAAATCCAATTGTTGTAGATTTTTACGTCTTCCAAATTTCCAATTGATTCAAGGATCTCTTGGCGGGGATCAACCGCGTGTTCCATTTTTAATGTCATATGTCCTATCTCGCTTTTTCAGTTCTGCCGACCAACGTATCGTTGATCTCATGTGCCCAGATAAGGGTATCTTTTATACCTTTGATGTATCCTACTTGGTTTTTATACTCCTCTAGTGTTGTGGCTGACCCGTTCGAAAGCATTTCTATGCGGGTCAGCAATTCTTCCTCAAGCCGCTCACGTATACGCTGATACATAAGCAAATCTAATGATAGCATTTATCATCCTTTTGCCGGGGGCCATTTCCTTTTTTCCAGCCGCCCCAGCCCACTGCCAGAACCGTATTCATCTTCTTGGTATTTTGGAAAAGACTGGTTAACGCGGCCACCAGCCTTACGCATGGGTGGAATAGGTGCGCCACCAGGGCCACCAGCCATAGCTCCTAAACCGGGTCCTGCGCCAGCAGGTGCGCCTAATCCGGGAGGCATGCCCATAGGCATACCAGCAGGAGGAGCAGGGGGCATCATCGGCATTGGTGGAACTGGAGGAGCCATTGGAGGCATACCAATCGGCATTGGGGGGTGTTCCTGAGGCCCACCGGCAGAAAGATTAATAGTTATGTTGGTAGATTTTGGCTTTGTTTTTGGCATAGCCGCCCCACCAAATGCCCGCTTGATGCGCCCGCCTTTTTTCTGGCCGGTGACATCGAAAGCACGTTTTGCTTCATCAGTCGCATCCGCAGCACGATTTTTTGCCGTTTGATCAGCCATAATGCCTTTCATGCGAGACATCATAGCTGGCGAAACATCGCCTGTGCCAGCATTACTTGGTAATTTAGACCCCATGCGGTCTTCCATAGAAGGATAACGTTGCGACTGGCCTACTTGATATTCTTTGCTCTTGAGGTAGTCAGTAATGCCGCCGCCATCATCTTTCTTCATGCGACCGCCATGCTTCAGGCCTTTGGCTGAGTGCTGGCTATCATGCTTCTTGTCCATTGAAGAAGATTCCCACTCCTTCATCGACATATGGTGCTTTTTGGCAAGCTTCTTGTCTTGAGCTTCGTCAGCCTTTGAACCTTCCCAAGAACTTACTTTGCCGCCCTTTTTCCGGAAAGGAGTAGAAGATCCAGCCATGCCAAGATCCATCTTAAGAGCTGTAGGTGGGGCGGAAGAAAGACCTTCGCGCTTTTTGCGGCTGGCAAGAGCAGCTACAATCTTTCTGCGTTGCTGTGGGTTAGAAGACAAAAGACCACCAGCACCCTTACGGGGCTTTGTACCAAGGTTTTTCTTTGTCTCGCCGCCTTCAGCTTCAGCCACCTTACCACCACGTTTAAATTTAGACGGGGTCTTAGGCATCTGGCCAGCGTTACCGCTATCTAGCGGAGGGACGCCATCATAAGGCTGCGTGTCGTTAAATGTTGAATTCTTGTTCTCCTTGCGGAGTCCCATGCGCTGCATTTTATCGCTTTGCGCTTTGCGGGCTTCATGCTTGTAGCTCATATCATATACTCCACAAGGGGTAGGTTCTTTTACAACTTATTTTATTGCAAACCAACCTGAGGTTGCGCCATTGATCCTAGACTATCATGCGAATCATCTTTTACAACGCTTTCCGCAACGGAAGCGCTTTCTGGATGAACCGCAATTTCTCTTGCAAGTTGGTACATTGCAATCTTTTCTTTACTCTCACGATCCGCTGCCCTGTTTTGGGCATCAGCAGCCGCATCCAAAGCCCTGACTTTAACTTCCGCCGTTTTGGCTTGAGCATCAATCATCTTGGCTTGTGCTGTCATCATAAGTGCCGGATCAGACTGCGGGCCACCAGATGGAGCATTGTTAAAGAGTGAAGCTGCGTCATCAATATCCAGAATCATCAGGATACGTTCATCAACGGCCCTAGCGTTGTAAAGGGTGGGGTTAGCAGATTGAAGCTGCTTAATAGCCATAGCCTTTTGAATTCTTGCCGTCTGTGAAGCGTTATTTGGATCCGCAACAGGCACCAGATTAACATTATCAAGCGCCGCAATAAGAGTTTCTTCGGTCCATTGGCCAGCGGGATATTTATTGTTTTCCCAAAAAGCCATCGGGGATTCTTTAAAAAGATCTTTAAGCAATTGAAATTCAAGAGCTTGAGCCGCATGCATGCGCTTATGGACCGCCGACATAACTTTAGTGGCTTGATCAATAAGAGCTAGGGTTGTTCCTACAGGGGCGTCCGTCTTACCTTCACCAACGGCAGTGTCAGCTACGCCGCCAAGCCTTTGCCCGCCGTCTTCTACTTGCTTAAGTAAAGTGAGGAAACCGGCGTCTACCCCACGGTAAGGAAGATTCATTACCATGTTCTGGATTGGCTGACCGCCAGTCTCAATAGGCATTCCGGAACCGGGGGCGATACGGAATTCGTTTGTGTTCTGCCGCCCAGCTTGTTTGGCGTAAAGAAAACCTGGGAAGTTGGCGAACATGCCGTTGTCAATGCACAGACGCATGCCCGCAGTCAGAGTCATGGTTGTATTGCCAAGAAGGTGAAGCAATCCAAGACCGTAGAACCCAAAACCGGGAATAAATGTGTAGTTAACAAATACACGTTTGCGGATGTAGGTTTCGTCACCTTGTTTCCACCAGCGCCGAATTTCCAAGATTTCTTGAGTTTCTTTGTCTAGTGTAACTCTGTAAGGAAGTTGCAGCCCAGTTGCTTCGCCATCTTCCTGATGTTCAAAGCCAGGAATATCTAACTCGCAGTAACATTCCCAGATCTCACGGGGTTTATTTTCCATTGAGGTTGTGTTGTTAGGCTTTACGCCCTGAAGATTTTCAATCTTCTGGTCCACAATGTTTTTGTCAGGAGATGAATTGAGCGAAAGAGGAACATTTCGATAAACATCCAACAATTGCATACGCTTTAAGGTGGATGGCGACATGCGGACAACATGCGTAATGCGCTGTGCGGTTTCTAAAGATGTTTCGGCATTGGAAACAATAACGTCTTTAACGTCAACAAACTCCGACACAGGGCGGCGGCGAATGGGGCATTTGTAAACTTTCTTAAAAGAAGTGCCGCCAAAACCTAACGAGAAGAACATGCGCTCTGTATCAGGGTAATATTCCGGAGCCGTAACGGTGAGGTAGTGATTAAAGTCTTGCTGAAGAGCATTGGCTTCAATATTGGCTTGTTGGTCATTTAGAGCGTCGATACGCACTTTGACGGGGCCGGATGCGGGAAGTAGCTCGCCACGGGCGTTTGCTTGGAAACGCACGATAGATTCAATGAGAAGGGGATGCCGGACAGTAGATTGCCCTTCTACCGCCGTAGACCCGTCTGATGCATTGGACTTGGGCGTTTCAATCTTGGTGCCCAAAAGATCCAGACCAAGAACGTACTGCTGGAGCCATTCTTGGCGGGATTCATCGTCTTGTTTAATCAGACGGTGAAGATCATTGCCGATAGACCCCAAAACGCTGTGATCAATTTCTAGCGCGAGGTTTGCGTAGAAATCATTGTCTTCATTTGTGCGGGGCTGGATACCAGGGGACAAATTGATGGAAACGCTTCCATCTGGCAATTCAATCTTTAAGATATTGTTTTTGTTTGTGTTACCGTCATTTTTATTTGGGACAGCAACTTCCATTGCCTCTAGGCCAGCGTATTCAGTGCCGGCCACTGGGTTCTGACGTATGTTCATCGGAGCTAAGGGCATGGGCTACACCGGATAAAGTGGTTGGTTTCTTGAACCCTTATATAACATAGTATCAGTTTTTTCCGCTACTATCTCAATGGGTTTTTGTGCAAAGCCTATAACTCTGAGATGGAGGAGGGCCATTGTCATGCTATCCACAAGGTCATCGTGATCGCCTTTTGGGAAAGAGACAGCCTGAGTAATCAGTTTGTCAGCCCAATCAAAATCTGGGGCGTAGATCATTCCGTCTGAGAACAAATGCTGGATTGCATAAGCCCTCGCAACCTTATCCCCACGACCAGGGTCTACTAGTTGTATACCCCAATCTTCCCGTGAAAACAATCGTCTAATTTCTTGGGCTACGGATATACCTGCGGCTTTGGATTCGACCAGAAGTTTATCAATTTTAAAATTGGTACAGAGTTTGCTGACTTTATTTACGAGATCGGACAGCTCCAGTCTGTCCTGCCAAGCATACACAAGCATAATCCGCCTGTTGTCGTGCTTATCAGTCCATATGCCCCATATTGTTAAGGCACTGTAATCATTTTCTTTTTGCGTTGTATACGCTGTGTCTAGGGAGCCGATAATGTATTCAAACTCAGGGAAAACTGTCTTCGGTCTGCCTTCGGCGCTGGAGACGGCTTCATCCCATAGGATCCACCACTCCCGTTTAATAATACCGCCGCCTTTGGGTTCTGGCCGTTGTTGGAGCTGACCGGCTGCTGCAAAAGGGCCAAGCTTGGATTCCAGTTCTGATACTTCTTCTTCCCCGAAACGATTGGGGATCAGAAGTTCACCTTCTTCTCTGGAATCAATAAACCAGTGGGTGATGCACCTACGATCCGACTCAAACCGCATTGGAAGCATAAGATGTGTCCAGTTCCCAATGTCTTTCTTTAAAATATAGCCCGTCAGATCACTTTCGTGGAGTCTTTGCATAATGAGGATGTAGGCACCTGTCTTTGGGTTATTAAGTCGTGTTGACAGGGATTGGTCCCACCAATCCAGAGTTGATTCCCTGATAAGGTCTGATTCCACTTCATTGGCGTTATGTGGATCGTCAACGATGATGATGGAGCCGCCTTCACCCGTTAGAGCGCCGCCCACTGATGTAGCGAGACGATAGCCGCCTTTATTATTATCAAACCTAACTTTGGTGTTTTGATCAGAGGTAATTTGGAACTTATGGCCCCAATTGCGTTGATAGAATGGTGATTCGATCAGGCGGCGGGTTTTAACGCTATCTCTAATAGAGAGCGTTTGAGCGTAGGACGCAAAGAGGAATTGTACGTGTGGGCCTGAGAGTGGGCCATTCTGTGATTGTGCCCAGACCCACGCAGGAAAGGATACGGAGACCATAGACGACTTCGACGTACGTGGTGGCACATTGATGCACAAGCGTTTGATATCACCTCTAGCGACCGCCATAAGGTGTTCTGAAATAGCATCCAGATGCCAACCCCACACGTAAGGGTTTGGATCTATGTACTTCCAAGCTGCTTCTACGAAGTCTGAAAGGTTTTCTTCGTAGTTAGCTCTTTCCAATGCCGCCAAAGCAGCGTCTGGGTATTGTTCAATAGCTTTTGTCAGGTCTTTGAGCAGCGGGTTTGGTTTATTCATTTTCCACTGCGCTCCCTTCAATAATGTCGTCGTCTTCCTGTTTGGGCACCTTATGTCCTTGCCTGATTTTAATTGTTGTCATCAAGCGTAGGCGTTCATCATAATCCAACCCCGTAAAATCAAAGACAACGGATGGTTGCTGATCTTTCTCTTCCGGCTTGTCGTTCCATCCCATGCGGGCTTTGGTCAAGTAGATGCCCGCCTGTATTGACGATGGTGAGTCTTTTAGGGCTTGGGTGTATAGGTTCTCCACGACCAGAGCGTTGGCTATTTCTTTTGCCGCACGAACATCATCCTTGTAGTGCTTAAAGATAAAAGCCTTTGATACTCCTGTAAAATCAGCAATCTCATCGTATGACTTGCCCATTTTAGCCAGCCCCATAATGGAACGGCGGATCATATCATCCGGCTCAACCTTGCGTTTGCGGCTCTTCTTCTCAAGCTTTTGTGTTGTTGAAGGTTTCAATTCTTTTCTGGTAACGTCTCTTTGTCTAAAGGTCTTTGGTGGAAAAGGTAGTGGATTTGCTTGTGATTCTTGTTCATCATCGCTTTTAAGTTGATCGTCCATATGGTATCTCCTTATTGTTGATAACCTCACACAATAGTGTTTTATTTACGAAGGGAAAGCAAGATGGACCAATATCAGCAAACATGTACGTCCTGTTCTTTTTGGGATCAAGCGGACAGAGATGACCCAATTGGCAGGTGCCGCCGTTATGCTCCTAAGCCGCACTTAGAGGTCCTTTCCCATTTGAAAGACTACACTGACGGCGCTGTATGGCCTTACACTGAAGAAACTGAATGGTGTGGTGAGCACCGTTCGGCTGTGAAAGCCTCAAGCACAAGCACAATGGCTAACTGATGTTCGGGTACAACCCTTTAAATGCCCGCGCCAAGGTTTTAGGCAAAACCCTTAGGGGCCATTACACAGTAGAAGTGTGGGGGGCGTACCCCCACGACTACGTTAAAACATACACCCTAGCCGCCAAGAACGAACTAGAAGCCGCCGGTGAAGGCATAAGGCAATTCAACCAATCCCTCTTATTGGAAACAAAAAAGGAAAGCATAAATGGTTGATTGGAAACAGGAACTAGAAGCCGCCATATTGTGGATGGATGAAGCTGATGACAACCCTGCAAAAGTAACATTCCCCCGAAACCACGTAGTGCTTACGGCACCTTCCGCCAAAGGGCTGTACAACCACATAGAAGATCTAGAGACCCGTATAGGGAGACTTAACTCAGCGCTGCGTATCATCCTCTTCAACACCAGCACATCCGCTAGAACAAAGCATGAGATGTACGAGAACGTGGAGTTGTGCAAAAGAGCAGCTATGAAAGCGTTGAAGGAAGATGGCAGTGATTGGGGATAGTTACAAGTAGTGGGAAACTTTTTGGGGGTGGGGTCTTTTCTATTGTGGGGATGGGGGGGTTCCTGTTTGGGCAGTAGGGGGTGCCGCTTAGGGGGGTCTAGGGGGTCTTTGTTCACCCCCTGTTCTCTTTATGTTCTTTTGGTGGAACAAACCCAGAACGTTTCAGAAACGTTTCAGGAACGTTTCATCAGCGCATAAGAACAAACCGTGAACAGATGCAGAACAAACCGTGAACGTAACGGGAACAAAACAAGAACAAACCGTGAACACGGAACAAACCATGAACAGCTTCCTGTAATAAATTAAAGCTTGCTTTTATTTGATTCGGGCTTATCTTGGTTATCGTTTCGAATCGTCGAAACTAACAAGGGGATAAGCCATGCAATTTAATGACCAAGCGGACCTGTACGCAATCTCGCTCCAGTGCCTGATCACAAGGCAAGCACTTGAGGCCATCAAACGGGGGATGAGATTGACCAGAGGCGCCACACCTAAAGCCATGATGACGCGGGCGGAATCTCTTACGGGGATTGCCTATAAGGCGCGGGCTTATGACCAAGCCATCGCAGACTTGAATGCTTTAAGGGATGCCGCCAATGCTCACCTATCATAAACGGGGCGGGCTTCACTTCATCCGCCTATGGCGATTCGGATTTATCTTTTACTTATCAAGACAATGAATTGGGCCCCCATAATCGGGGGCTTTATTTTTGACTGAGCGCGAGAACAAAGCCAGAACGGGCCGCTGGTGAGAGATAGCATTGCGGGCGAGGGTGATACACCGGACAAGCCTAAGGCCCCTACAGGTCCCCTTTAATCCCTTTTAATCCCCTATAATAAACTAAAGGGGGGATTCCCCCCCCCCCTCTTGTATGTAACGTTTCTGAAACGTTTCATGCTATGCCAATTCGGTTGCCCACTTATCTGCTAATCCCCACAGCTTGCTATTTATGCTTAGGTCACTTTCGGCTCCCCTTACTCGCCTTGTGGTGACTG